TGTCTGCAAACCGCGGTGCCGAGACAAATGCGAAGGTGAACCAAGGGCTTTGCGCCCGATTGGCTGAAGCTGAACGCGAGCGGGATGAGGCGAGGCGCGAGCGGGATGAGTTGTTGCAAAGGCTTTCGGTTTTGGAAAGCCGCTGGCGTAAAGAGCGTAATAAGCGCTCTGATGGCATACGAAATGAGTGCTAAGGCCAGATGGACGCTTCAGGAAATTGAGCAGAAGGAGGAAGCATGACGCGCGCTGAAGTTAAAAGCTTTTTCGGTTCAGCCGAGGGAGTCAGGGCACGTCAATTCCCAGACTTTAAATATATGTTCGCCTCGTGCGCCCCTTTTGAATTTTACTGGTGGAACTCAACGGCTGATTCGTGCGCCCCTATCACCCCTGTTTGCGAGCGTGTAGATTTTGTAGTCGAAATCGAAGAGGAGGATGACGCAGGTGAATCTGCCGTTCAGGTTTTCTTGCTTCCAAACAAATACACAACAGCAACACAACGAACGCTGATTTCCAAGTTTCACGCCAAAACTTGGCAAATGCCTGAACTTCGACAGTTGGCAAACTGGGCGGCAGACCAAGCATTCCGAACCCATGACGCGCGCTGACCTAGTTTCAATGTCAGACTCCGACCTGCACGACTGGTGCGAAAAACACGACCTCCACGGTTGCCGGGATGGCGACTGTGGCGCGCGGCGGTGCATCTGGTGCGGGGAGGTTGTGTACGAAGTGCTGGATGAGATCACTAAGGAGGAAGAAGCGAATGAGAGAGTTTAAGTCGATCCCATTGAAGGGATGCATGCTGTGCTGGAATGGTCCGAGATCGGACTACAGGTCAAGGCCGGTTGGAGACGTTGACGTAGTCCCGTGGCCAGATCGCAAGCATGAAGGCTGTGGGCTGGTATCGTGGATGGCACCGGGAGTCTGGAAAATGACCAAACCCCAAATGCTGACGGCACTAATCATCGAATCGATTCAAATCATGATAAATGACAAAATCGATCCCGAGAAAATGCATATGGCATTGATGAAAATCCCGGAATACAGGCGCGAGGTGGACCGTCTTAACGAGAACCTTTACTGGTAAATGAAACGATTTGAAGTCGGTCGGAACTCACCACCGTTTAAGTCATTCACCGCATGGCTCGCTGGCGAGGTGCCAGAGGCCAGAGACTGGATTGCGAAAATCGATGCGCTTGTGATCACGCGGAACCTTCTCGGCGACACTGTACGACTCGTCACGCAATCACCAACGCCGAGCAGCTGGTCGCGGATTTCTGCCGCGATCTCGGATGGTATGGAGTCGCAATGCGGACTCCGACCGTTTGACGTCGAGTGCTCTCCTACCCTGTGACGTTTCTGGAAACCTGTGAGGCCCGATTCCACGCTGCCAGCGCGGCGGAAATCGAGGCCGCTCGTCTCGCCATCTCCAAAGGATGGACGGACGGAATACCCTGGCTCCCATGCGAGAGCCGGGAATGTGGCAAATGCTGGCGATGTCTGAAAACCAAAAAAACATGCAAGACTACGATCAATTCATCTCAGCCAAAACGAAAAGACAGAGAAACCTAGGATTCGATCCATTACCATTCACCGCGCCTCTTTTTGATTGGCAGAAAGAAATAGTTTCTTGGGCAATCAAAAAAGGAAGATGCGCTCTGTTTGAGGATTGCGGACTTGGGAAAACTGCGCAGCAACTTGAGTGGGCGCATCAGGTTTGCCAGCACACTGGGGGGTCAGTATTGATTCTTACTCCTTTGGCCGTGGCTGCACAAACGCAGAGGGAAGCGGTGAAATTTGGAATCCCATCATCCATCGCAAAGGATGCCAAAGAAATCACTGGCCCTGGCATATGGATCACCAACTATGAGAAGATGGATAAGTTCGAACCAGAGACGTTTGCTGGAGTCGTGCTCGACGAAAGTTCAATCCTGAAATCATTCACCGGGAAAACACGTCAGGATCTTACGTCGGCGTTTTCAAACACGCCATATAGGCTCGCATGCACTGCCACCCCTTCACCAAACGACTATACCGAACTCGGGCAGCACGCCGAATTCCTTGGTGTTTGTTCGCCTGCCCAGATGCTCGCCACATACTTCATAAACGACACGTTCAACACTGGAGACTGGAGGCTTAAAAAGCATGCCGAGGGTGAGTTCTGGAGGTGGCTTGCAAGCTGGGCCGCATGCGTTTCAAAGCCTTCAGACATAGGTTTTCCTGATGATGGATACATCCTCCCTCCATTGCGGATGAAAACGATAACCGTCGACGTGGACGAGTCGACAGACACCGGGGAGGATCTTTTTAGAATAGCAACACTATCGGCAACCACGATGCACACTGAGATGCGTCTCACAACCCCAGCAAGGGCGGACGCATTAGCCGCACTGGTTAATCAAAGCGACGAGTCGTGGATTGTCTGGTGCAACACGAACGCCGAAGCGGATGCATTAGTGGAAAGAATACCCGACGCAGTAGAAGTGCGCGGATCTCATTCAAACGAGTTCAAAACTAAGGCGATGGCCGACTTCTCCGAAGGGAGATCGAGGATCATCATTTCAAAGCCTTCAATTTGTGGATTCGGGTTGAACTGGCAGCACTGCAGGAATGTCGCGTTTGTAGGGTTGAGCTATTCGTTTGAGGACTTCTACCAAGCACTGAGACGTTCATACAGGTTCGGGCAAACGCGCGAGGTGAATGCGGTAATTGTTCAGGCAAAAACAGAGGGGGCGATACTTAGGGCGATCGAATCAAAAATTTCACAACACAAGAAAATGCAGGAAAACATGAAAAAAGCAGCAAATGAATTGCGATTCGCAAAAAGCGAAACGCTCACAGCAAAGAAAGATATCCAAACCTTTTCTGGAGAAGGGTGGACCGTGCATCACGGAGATTGCGTGCGAGTGGCGAGGGAAAAAATAGAAAGCCATTCCATCGGCTTCTCGATCTTTTCTCCTCCTTTTGCGGATCTTTTCACCTACTCAAACGATCCACAGGACATGGGGAATTGCTCTTCAATGAGTGAGTTCATGGAACACTTTGCCATCCTGATTTCTGAGATCAGAAGAATAATGAAGCCGGGAAGAGAGGTTGCAGTCCATTGCGTCGATCTGCTCTCAACAAAGTGGAAACATGGATCGATCCAATTTCAGGACTTCTCGGGAGAGATCATACGCGCTTTCTGGAAAGAGGGGTTTCTTTTTCATTCCCGGATTTGCATCTGGAAAAGCCCGGTCACGGAGATGCAACGGACAAAAGCGCACGGACTTCTCTACAAAACGCTCAAGGCGGACAGCAGTGACAGCAGAGTTGGTTGCGCCGACTATTTGCTCGTCTTCCGCGCGCCAGGTGAATGCATCGATCCAGTGACGAAAGATCCTGCAAAATATCCTGTTTCTTGGTGGCAAGAGGTGGCTTCGCCGGTGTGGATGACGGTCGATCAGGGGCGAGTTTTAAACGGAGAGGTTGCCAGAGACAACGCAGACGAAAAGCACATCTGCCCTTTGCAGTTGGATGTTTGTGACAGAGCCATTGAACTTTGGAGCAACCCCGGAGACTTGGTTTTCTCTCCGTTTACAGGAATCGGATCGGAAGGATTTTCCGCGCTCGGACTTTCGAGACAGTTCGTCGGTTCTGAGCTTAAAAAGAGTTACGCTGATCAAGCTGTTTCAAATTTTCGGAATCTCAAGGCGCAGGGAACCCTGTTTTGAGCATGATGAAATACCAAACAAACGCCGCCGAAATTGATCGGCTCGCACGCGGACTCACTCCGTTTCAGCGTGCGATCCTGCTGGAAATCCGGGACCGATACCTGAGAAACGAAGGACCATTGACCGAGCAAGACCTTGCAAATCTAGGCGGGATGCAAAACCCGGACGTGAGGGCAGTCTTGAACACCGCTTTTGAGCGCCGTGAAGGCGCCTGGGCGTGCGAGCAAATCGAATCCGAGGTGGAGATGGCCAAAGGCAAGATCGAACAGGCAAAACGGGCAGCGCAAACCCGGTGGGAATCGAGCCGGAAGCCAACCCAGAAAGCCTCCCGGATGCGGTCGCATGCGGGTTTTGATGCGGTCGCAATGCGGTCGCAATGCATCCGCAATGCGGACGCAATGCGGTCGCATGAAATCGAGTCTGGCAGCGGAAAAGACGCCGATTTGGCGTTTCAGGGGGGGGACTATAGGGGGGGGATTCTGAAAAGTAATAAGAATAGTACTTCTGAGAATACTCTTTCAGAACCCCCCCATAAGGTCCCCCGAGCGAATGCGGACGATGCGAGCGTCAAAGCGCCAGCATGGTTGCCGACGGTGGCCGGATGGTTTGGCCGGAAGGATGGTGTGGTGGACGCGGCAGAGGCGATGCAGGCCGAACTGGTCGAGGGAGACTGGAAACCAACTGACAAGGATATCTTGACACTTGGACGCTACTACGCCGCGCCGCACCCTGTCGGCAGGGACTTCCGTCGGCGCAGCCTCCTCGCGCTCCTCCGTTACTGGCCGACCGAAATGGACCGGGCACGCATGCACGCCAAAGCCGCCAAAGCGCGAGAGGAGGCACTGTGAGCGTCGACCGTGCGCCGGTGGCTGTCGAGGCAGAGGAGGGGTTTGTGTCGGCAATGCTGGCAGATCCGCAATCGGTTTGCCCGCTACTGGCCGGGCAACCGCTGCCACCGGAGGCTTGGATGTCCGACGACTGCCGGAGCATCGTGACAGCTGCCATGCGCCGGTGGAGGGAGCGGGAACCGGTGGACGCAATCCTCATCGGTGCCGACCTCCGGGGGAAGGTGGAGCCGGTCAGGATGATGCAAATCGCAACTCTGATCGCAGCCCCGGCAGCGGCTGGGCACTACCTCGACCTGCTGACCGAGGCTTGGCACCGTCGACAGGTCATCGCCGCGTGCCTTAAGGCCCAAAGAGTCGCAACCGAGGCCACATCCTCAGAAGCATTAGCGGTTTTAAGCGCCGTGGGTGCGTCTATAAATGGCGCAAATACTCAAAAGGTATCAGCACTGCGGGACATCCTCCGCGAGACCATTGCGGAGCTTTCTGATGGCAAACCTCCAACCATGATCCGGACAACATGGAATTGTCTCGACTCAATCAGCCCGGTTCAGGCCGGGGACGTGGTTGCCATCGCGGCCCCTCCAAAGGGCGGAAAATCGACTCTGGCGCTCTCGTATGCAGCCGAGGTGGCCTCGGTCGGCGGGAACGTGCTCATCCTGTCCCTCGAAATGAGTTCAAAACTGGTCGGGACCAAACTGCTTTCCCGCCAGTCTCAGGTGCCGTTGGCCAAGTTTCTCGCGAGGGACTTTTCCGAGCAGGACACGCACCGGATCGGGGCGGCGGTGAAGACCATGTCGAGGTGGGAAATCGAGGTTAGGGACGACGTCCGAACGCTCGACCAGGTGGTCGGCGCCGCGCGACTCGCACACGCTCGAAAACCCCTCACCATGCTGGTTGTCGATTACATTCAGCTGGTCCAAGGCCCGAGGGAGAAAAACTCCACTCGGGAGCAGGAGGTGGCCGCGATCTCGCGGACACTCCGGCTTCTGGCCATGGAGACTGGCGCAGTCGTGATCGCGATTTGCCAGCTGAATAAGGAGGGCGGAATCCGCGAATCTCAGGCGCTCGCGCAGGACGCAACGGCCATTTGGAAGGTCACGGCGAGCGAGGAAGACGGATGCAAAACCGTGACCGTAACGCAGCGCAACGGGGAGTCTCCGGCGACATGTGAACTGCGGTTTCGCGGTTACATCTCGAGCTTTTCGGACACTTAGGTGGGGCGCGGTTGACAATCCCCCGCGATTCGGGGAGGAGATTCTCTCGGACAGGAGAGTCTCTGGGCGGGGTGGGTTTTTCATGTTTCCCACCTCGCCCGCTCTCCTCTCCTAAAAACATGAGACCACGAAGGCCAGCACCGGATGCCGTGTGGCACCACCCAGTCGACGACCTCGAACCAGAGGCCGACTCACTCTCTGACGCGGCAGATATGCTGTCCGCGTTTTTGCGTGCCGTGGCAGAGCAGCAATCGTGTTGCGGGGCAGGATTGGAGGCGATGGCGCACATTGCGCTCGCCATGCCAGCCCAGTTTCCCGGCGGGTTCGCGGAGCCGACATCGAGACTGCCGGGGGACTACAGAGCACTGGGCCGGGCGTTCGCGAGACTCTTTTCGTGCATCGCCGGAGGCTGGACGAGGACTCGGATCTCCGAGGCAGGAATCCGTGCGCTGGCGGCTGTTTATGTACTCAGGCCGGATCTCCTAGGTGGCGCCACCATGCACGCTCTCGGGGCACGGTGCGGGGGAGTCACGCGGCAGGCATTCTGCAAACACGTCAGGGCAATCCGTGACAGTCACGGCGGGATTCGGAACCGGGCCATGAAGAGCGAAAGCGCGCGGCAAAACTTTCGGGAAAGATGCATTCAAACATGGAAAACCAGACACCAACCAAACTAGACTCCGACGAGGTCAAGCGGATCAGATTCTTAGCGGATCGGTTCCGCGCGGCGCAGATCGAGGGACAGCAGTTCATTGAGGACAGCCTTAGACTCGCGTGGGAACTAGGCGATGAACTGCAGTTCTTTCAAGGCAGGGTTGAGCAGCGCGAGTTCGATGCGCTTCTCTCGTCGGTCCAGATTGACCGCAACGCGGCAAAGCGCCTTGTGCGGTTTAGAAGTGCCAACCCAGAACTAGTACAGGGGCAGGCGAACCGGCAGGGCATGCTCGCGCTTGGTTTTGCGCCAGCCAAGCAAACCAAAGACGATGGCGACAAAAAGGTGAGCATGCTTCCACACCTTAGCGCCAGTGTTGCGGCGTGGGCCAGGTACGTTCGCGCCGTGCAGCTGGGGCACCTCGATGTGGACGAGGCTGAGGTGAGGCGAGAGACCGCAGAAATGTTCATCTGGCTCCGCAAGTTCCACGAACCAAAGTTTTAGAATCGGCATGCTAAGACCCATCCTCACCCAATCGGCAAAATTTGCCTACCTAGGCAAAAATTGCCTGATAAAAAGCCTCACTGGGCAAAATTTGCCTAGCAGGGGGGGCGTAAGGAATCTTTTTCCCCCTCTACAAGCCTGCAGGGTCAGCAAAACGTGCGAAGAAAAGGTATGACCGGCCAAAACGCTAGCCTGTCGGGCGCTGGCAATTCAAAAAAACGTCAGAAGAAGGAAATTTATGCGGATCTAGCTAAGAGATTCGGCGTTGATCCGCGAACCATCGAACGGGCGGCGGCAAAAGGTGCCCCAGTCGAGGACGTGCAGGCAATGGACGCATGGTTTGCCGAGCAGAAGCAGGCGCCGGGCGGATCAAGAATCGCCAGCCTCTCAGACGCGAAACTGGAGAAGCTCCGGCTGGAGTGTCACCGGCTGAAAATCAAGATCGACGAAGACCTTAAGGCGCTCCTTCCGCGCGACCAGATGCGCCGGGACCACGTCAAAATCATGGCCACCATGCGGGCCGAGTTTCTGCGGTTTGTTGGCGACATTCCTAATTGGTCAGGCATGCCACCGGCAGAGATTAAAAAGCGGCTCGACGCGAAGGTTGACCAGCTGTTCTCGGATCTCAAAACCGCGTTCGAAGACCTCGGGAAATGAGCACGGACGCAGACTCACCGGTCGAGTGGTGCGCGTCGGGATGGCGGGCGCCGGACAAACGCACGGTCGCCGAGTGGGCGTCCGAGAACGTGAAGATCCCGAACAGCGCACGCTCCTCAAGTTTCGATCCGACAGCATCACCCTGGCTCGCGGAACCGCTGGAGTTTTTCAGCGATGACACGGTGAAGGAGCAGGTGCTCATCCTCCCGACCGGGGCCGGGAAGACCACGGTTTTCGATGTCGCGATCCCCTACATTATTTCGGAATCGCCCGGCTCGATCCTGCTATCGATGCAGACGGATCAGGATGCTAAGGAGCACATGGAGGACCGACTCCTTCCCATTTTGAAATCGTGCGATCCGATCGCGCACGCTCTCGCCGGGGTCGACCGGCACGCTAAACGCAAGGACGCGGTTATTCTTCCACACATGTCGCTGTTCGTCGGTGGAGCGAACAAGCAGAATTTCCAGCGAAAATCGGTTCGGTACGTTTTTCTCGACGAGGCATGGCTTATTAAGCACGGGCTGATCGAAGAGGCCCGCGCGCGGACGCATTCCAGATGGAATTCGCGCGTGATCGTGGTCTCTCAGGGAGGCGACCAGCACGTCCAGCTGCAATCCGAGCGCCGCGACACCGAACTGTATTCGGCGTGGATGCGGTCAGACCGGCGCGAGTTTTCGATGCTGTGCCCGACGTGCGACGAGGTGAGTCGGTGGGATTTCAAAAACCTGAAGTACGAGGTCGCGAAGACCGAGGATGGACGCATCGACGAGGCCGCAATCGCACAGTCGGCGTGCTATGAATGCCCGCTCTGCCAAACCAGATACGAGGACCGGCCTGACGTCAGGCGTGGATTGTCGCTGGCATCTCGCTACGTCGTCACCAACCCCGGCGGACTGCCCGGACACCACGGATGGCACGCGCCAGCTGTCGCGCTATTCCATGAACGCTGGGGGGATCTTGCGCTTGGGTGGACGCGAGCACAAAAGGCGCTTTCGCTGGGCGATCAGGAGCCGCTGAAGATCTTTCAGACAAAGCGTCTCGCGGAATTTTGGAAGGAGGAAGAGACCGCGCCGGAGGTGGCACTGGGTGGGTCCGGCTACCTAAAGAGCGACTATCAAAACGGGGAAGCATGGGAAGATGAAGAGTTCGAATCTCGTCTCTCTCCAATCGTCCGAGCCATGACGATTGACCGGCAGCGGGATCACAGGTGGGTAGTGGTCCGGGCGTGGAAGCGGGACGGATCGAGCCGGTTGATCTGGGAGGGCAAGGTCCACACGTCCGAGGGAGTCGAGGAACTGCGGAAGCGGCTCAATGTCAGGCCCCACAGCGTTTTCCAAGATGCCCAGTTTGAAACCGGGCAGGTGTACGATGAATGCGTGAAATTCGGCTGGGTTGCGATCCACGGCGCCAAGGACGATGGGTTCATGCACTTCCCGAAAAACAAGCCGGCGGTGAAGAAGTTCTACTCCGAACTGAAACGCGCCAGCGCACCGGGCGGGGGGGTCGCGCTGTACCTGTTCTGGAGTAACGAGAAGGTCAAAGACATCCTCGCAAACCTCCGGGGAGGCAAGGGCGCCAGATGGGAAACCCCGGACGACGTCAGCGGAGACTACATCCACCAGATCGCCTCCGAGGTGAAGCGGGACGTGGTCAACCCGGCCACCAAGGCCGTCGGATCTCGATGGGTCAGAGTGAGAAAAGACAACCACCTTTGGGACTGTGAGGCGATGCAGACAGTGTTCGCAATCTTCAACGGCTTCCTCGGGTCGAGTTGACAGGTTCCGGGTTTCAATGGCCTCGCCGGATTTTCTCATCAAATCCCTCTTGCGGATCGCAATGACGCAGGGGCGCGAGGTGCTTGAAAATATCGTTACCGGGCAGTTCACGCTTGTGGCAGAAAAGGGCGGCAGGCAGATGACTAGCCTGTCCGCGAACGGAAAGAGCTTCTCTTTTCAAGTCGACCCAAAGCTTTCGACCTCCGAGCTTCTGGCGCGGGTTGAGGAGGCGCTGGAGTTTTTCGATGGCTCAACGCTCGACCAGGTGCAGACGTACCTGACGACCAAACCACTGAGGCGCACACGCGCGAGATTCTGACATGGCACTAGTTGACCAGTGGGGCTACCCAATCGACTCCCGGCTTATCAATGCGACAAGCCAGACCACCGGGCGCCCATATCTACCGACCCGGACGGAGTCGATCACGCGCAGCGTCAACCTTCAGGACTGGCGCACGCTGCTTTCATTGAGTCGCCGCCTCTGGGCCAACAACGGGATCGTCAAAGGTGCCACGGCGCAAAAAGCGATGCACTCAGTGGGGCGCGCGTGGAATCCAGTTTTCCGGGGAGCCGATCAGGAATGGGGGAAGGTGGCGACCGAATGGCTTTTGC